AAAGGACCGATGGTAGGAGCTGTACATGTACAAAGAGCTCATGATAAATTAATACCCGTCGGTGGAACTCTATCTAATTTTGATAGTGTATTTGATGAACCAGTACAACCAGATTCCGGAGAACTGCGTGAATTTGTACCATTGGCATCATCTACAACATCAGCTCCGGCATCAGCTCCAAGTTACTAAAATAGTTTCAAAAGCATTTGGTTTTTTGAAATAAAATACTTATATTTAATAAATGGTTACGATAATAGAAGATAATACTGATTTCGAGTATCTGAAGAATTCTTTGAAAGATAGCGATAGTTTCTGGAGCCCAGTATACTCAGATGCATATAAACATTACACATGTAATGCATTATCTTTTATTTATATTTACACCATAAAAACAGAATTAGAATTCATATTACCCTTTCGTCATATGGATTGTTTGAACCAGGATATCGAACGTTTAAAAGAGGTTACAAGTCAGGGTGATATCTTTGTATTAGCCAAGAAGCGCTTTGGTAAATTCTATTCCGGTAAATGCTATGATGCTGACTTAATGGCATGGTGGCAAACTCATCAGATGTTGCAATTAACAGAAACAAATACGGTGGCTCATGACATATGGAATAGGTGGTGGCATAATGAAACAAATACAAATGATTGGTTGCCAATAACTCGACATATTGAACGTTGTGCTCATACAAGAAAAGAATTTATGAAATCATATGCCACATTTGAAATGACACCTGAATTTCAACGATACGATGCATATGCCATAGATAATTTCTTTGCAATAGAACAGAATGGATTGCATGTAGATGCTAAACTATATACACAAAAATTTCAATCCAATGGAATACATAATGGCAAAGTGTTTACTGAATACAATTTATATACATCGACTGGTAGGCCGTCTAACAAGTTCGGAGGAGTTAATTATGCTGCCTTAAATAAAGATGATGGCTGCCGAGAATCATTTGTATCACGTCATGAACATGGCATGTTATTGGAATTGGATTATGATGCATTTCATGTACGGTTGATTGCTGATATGATAGGATTTGATTTGCCAGATGTTTCTATACATGAGTATTTTGGCAAGCAATATTTTGATACAGATACATTAACCGAAGAACAATATGAACAATCCAAGCAGATAACGTTTAGGCTGTTATATGGAGGTATAGATAAAGACTTTGCAAAGATACCGTTTTTTGGAGAAGTGAAATCTTATGTTGGAAAATTATGGAGATCATTTAAACATGATGGTTTTATTAAGACAGAACAATTTAAACGGCCAATGTATGCAGAACATTTGCATGAAATGAATCCAAACAAATTATTTAACTATCAACTCCAAGCCGGAGAAACAGAACATAATTTACATACAATAAACAATGTGAATGAGATGATACAATCATATAAAAGCAAGTTGATCTTGTATACATATGATTCGCTATTATTCGATTATAATTTAGATGACGGCAAACAGTTTTTAATCGATTTGAAGAATACTATTTCAGAAAATGGTAAGTATCCTGTTAAAATTAAAGCAGGTATCAATTATCATGCCATGAAAGATGTGACTTCAAGAACTGTGTAATATTTATAACAAAGAAGTTAGCAAATGGATTTTGATAAAATAGTAAGAGAATGGTTTTATAGACTACCCAAAGGTTATGCAGATGCACCATATTCACAACAAGAACTGGCAATACTAGATGAAGTAATGACCGAGAACGGCGTTTCATTACCTGAGGCTAAACTTGAAAAAGAAAAGTTCACAGAACCAGAACAAATGAGAAATGAGGTCGATCAACTCGATCAAGCGTTCCTAGATGCGAAGCCAGTTAAAGAAGCAACTAGAGGATTGGATGATTTTGAAATCAAACCAGAGTTGATAGATGCTTTAACTGCTAAAGGTAACTTAAACGATTTCAATGAATTTTTAAGTTTGTTACCCGGCGGTGAATCAAAAGATGCTGTACAAGAGTTTTTTAATACAATTACACCGACTGAAATAAAAGAGTTTGTTAAGATTCTCTATTCAGAAACATCGATTAATGCATTAAAAGATCTAAAATTTGATAAAGGTATAGCATCAAGATTGGTAAAATTAAAACCTGCTGGATTAGGAAGAGGTGAAATCTATTTAGCAGTTTTAATTAAAGGAGCTGTTGTATCTGGTGGTGGTGAAAGTTATGATCTAACAATACCTGCATCTGCAGCTGACAAAGAAGGACCGTTCGCAGGAAAAACTAGATATGAAGTTAAAGATTATAGAGTATCAAAATCTGATTCAATTCGATTAGGTGTTAAAGGAACTATAACAAAACAGAATTGGTGGCGTGGTGAAATTTTACCTACATTGGATCTTATGAAAAAACTCGAGTCTTCAGAAGCAGGCCGAGCATGGCTCAATCAACCAGATAATAAAGAAGTAAAAGTTTTTGCTGATTATCTTAATTCTAAAGGGATCCGGCAAAAAGAAGATGATAATAGAGTTAGATATGATTTTATTCCTACAGGAGAATTTAATAAAGGTGATCTAGAAGCATTTACAGATGGATATAAAGCATTAAACAAAGTAGCTGTTTCTGATAGCAAATCATATGATGTTATGACTTTACGAGGACCAAATCAAAAACCTATTGCATTAGCTGTGGATATACCATCAACTGACGTTGCTGCTAATATTGAATCGTTAAATGTAAAAGTATTAGGAGTGGCCGGTATCGAGCAAATCATTACCGAATTACGTAGATTAGAATTCGTCCGTAATCCAGAAAAATTAGCAGAAACATTACAGGACTCTGTAAATAAAATAGTAGGAGATGAAATTCCATTTATATTATTTAGACCAAAAGAAATAAAAGTATTATCAGATTTTAAATTTGCATCAGTTAGCCAAGGCGGCGTAAAAATTATAGAACAGGATTAAAATTGAAAACACAGTTATTATGCACATTTGCACATAGAAAAGATTTAGATTTGATATCAGATTATATCACTAAATCTTACACGGTAGCAGAACGTCGCATATTTGTTTTCGCAGATGCTGATAATAAAAATGATTTGTATTTAACTTATAACATTGAAAGAGGTGCATTTACCAAAACACCTAACACAATTTCAATACATAGAAAAAAAGAAACCAACACATTGTACACAGTGAATGCGCTGAACACGATTATTGTGAAAGCAAATAATGGAGTACTAGATAAAACATTTGTAATAAATTGGGAAACATATCGCAATACATTGCTGTTAACATCAGATAATGACCTGCGTCCAATTTCATTAGAACTAATGCGTAGAATCGATTTGTAATGTATATTTATATTATATAAAAGGATTAAAAATGAACTTGCAAGAAAATTATAGACGATTATTTAAAGGCAGAATTAGATCTAATGATTCAAAATTAATATCAGAAATGGAATCAGAAGAAGAATTAGAATACTTGTTCGGACCATCAGATAAAAACCCTAAAACGAAAAATTTTTACTTGACACTGTTAATGAGAGCTCAAAAAGAAGGAAAAGCAAAGTTTGATGAAATAGTAGCGCTTTTGGAGGATCTTGCTATACTTTCTTTTCCTTACAATGTCAATTTCAAATCAACACCAGAAGACTTTAAAGATTTCATTGGCAAGGCTCGAATTCCAAGACAGACTCGTGCAGATAAACAAAATCTTGATAAATATATAAAAGATATATTAGGATAAAAAACCTAAAATAAATTAGGACTTACGAAAAATAATTCTTATATTTATATAAAATAAAGGATATGAAAATGATAAAATTGGCAGGCTTAGCAAAACCATTCTTAAAAGAGGAAACAAAGAAACCAAATACAATCTACGTCACGCGTATGGATAATATGCTTAGTGATTTGCAAATCGGTGGATCTGGTACTGATTTCGAGGAGTTGGACAGATATCATATGGAAGATGCGTTAGAGATGGCCGAAGATAAATATGCTTCAGGTACCACCATATATTTCATATATGTAGATGGAGCAGGTAAGGAACATGAACTTCAGATTGATCTTAAAGGTGATAACGATTTTGATACATCAAATATGTTTGATGACAATCCTCATGGAGAGCTAAGTAGAGAAGAAGAAAATAAAATAGTAGACATGTTTTCCGACATGTCATAGAAAAATTGACAAATAACAAATAAAACTTTTTTTAAACTTTTTTCGGTAATGTCTTGGTACATTGAAAAAAAGTTATTATATTAACAAATAATTATTAATTTTTAAAAACAAAGGGAAAAAAATGGCAATTGACTTAGAAGCAATTAAAAGAAAACTCAATCAGTTACAGACAACCGGCAACCGCCAAAACAATCTATGGAAACCTGAACCAGGTAAACAAACAATCAGAATCGTTCCTTATCAGTTCAATAAAGAGAATCCGTTCCAAGAATTGTATTTTCATTATGATTTAGGTAAAAAGAATTATCTATCGCCTATCACTTACGGTAAAGCAGATCCAGTAGTTGAATTTTCTGAAAAACTAAAGTCATCAGGTAACTCTGAAGAATGGAAGTTAGGTAAGAAAATGGAACCAAAGATGAGAACTTATGTTCCTGTAGTAGTAAGAGGTAAAGAATCAGAAGGAGTTAAATTCTGGGGATTTGGTAAAACTGTTTATACAGAACTATTAGGATTCTATGCAGATCCAGATTATGGTGATCTTTCAGATCCTATGAATGGTAGAGATATCGTTGTAGAGTTTACACCATCCGAAGGTCCAGGACAATATCCAAAGACAACAATTCGTGTGAAGCCAAATGTAACTCCCGTTACAGAGGACAAGAATGTAGCAGAGAAAATTGCTCAACATCAACCAGATCTTTCTAATATCTTCAAAGAGCCATCTTATGATGATCTTAAAGATGCATTAGAAAAATGGTTAGAGCCTGAGGCAGAAACAGAAGCAGAAGCTCCTACAACTACAAATGATGCAAAAGCAGAAGAGACTACAGATACTACGGTTAACAAAGTAGATGATGTATCAGCTGCATTCGATTCATTATTCAACGAATAACAAAAGGTTATAAGAATGGCAAAATCAAAAAGTGAACAAGCAGACGAGCTCGCGGTTACATTAGCGGATAATCTGAATAAAAAATTTAAAGGTACTGGTTTTAAAGCTGCGTATTTTTTAGATAGCGATACAGATGCTCCAAGTGAAGTAAGAGGTTGGGTTGGTTCTGGTTCATCAATGCTAGATCTTGCAATATCAAATAGACCCGAAGGAGGTTTTCCGGTAGGGCGTATAACAGAAATCACAGGCCTGGAAGCTTCAGGTAAATCTTTATTAGCAGCTCATGCATTAGCCAATACACAGAAAGCAGGTGGTATGGCAGTGTATATTGATACTGAAAATGCAGTTAGTAGAGAATTTTTAGAAGCAATTGGATTGGATCTGGAAAAGATGTTATATGTCCCTCTGGATACGATTGAGGATATATTTGAAGCAATTGAAAGTATTGTTGAATCAATTAGAAAATCAAACAAAGATCGACTAGTTACGATTGTAGTTGATTCTGTAATGGGAGCATCTACAAAAATTGAAATGGCAAAAGAATTTGATAAAGATGGTTATGCAACATCAAAAGCAATTATCTTATCAAAAGGTATGCGTAAGCTTACCAATATGCTTGGTCGAAATAAAATTTGTTTGATATTTACAAATCAATTAAGAACTCGATTAGGAGTGGCATTTGGAGATCCTTATACTACTTCTGGTGGTAAAGCAATTCCATTTCATTCTTCAGTAAGGTTACGATTGAAATCGGTTGGACAGATTAAAGTTAAAAAGGACGGGGTTGATCAAGCCATCGGAATAAAAACTAGAGTCCAAGTGGTTAAAAACAGAATGGGTCCACCATTAAAGTCTATTGATTATGATATCTATTTTGAATCTGGTATCGATGACTTTGGAGGATGGCTCAATGTTATGAAGCAGTATAAATTAGTATCAACAGCTGGTGCATGGTATACATTTACAAGAGCAGATGGTTCTGAAGTAAAATTCTTATCAAAAGATTTTGAAAAGAAATTAGAAGAGCTTGATGGTCTTAAAGATGAAATCTATCAACAGATCTGTGATGCATATATATTGCAATACAAGCCTGGAGAAGATTTTGGTATTGATGATGTTGAGATAGATGAAGAATTTGTTGCCGAAGAAGGATGATGAAGAACAGATATCAAGACATATTTCGCCAGATAGAAAAGGATCGAGAACAAGGACAGGGGTCTAATAAGAATAGCCATCTATTGATTATCGACGGTCTGAATACATTCATTAGAGTGTTTTCGGCCGTCCCTGCCTTGAATGATGATGGGATGCATATCGGAGGAGTTACTGGATTTCTCCGATCCATTGCAGCAGTTATAAGACAACATAAACCAACTCGATGTATCATTGTATTCGATGGTAAAGGTGGTTCTGCAAGGAGAAAAAAATTATATCCTAATTACAAAGCTAATCGTGCAAATAAAACTGCATTCAATAGACATCATGAATTTGCTACATTGGAAGATGAACAAGAAAGCATGAAACGGCAATATGGTCGTATGATTCAATACTTGCATTGTTTGCCTGTAACAACTATGGCTATTGATCAGATAGAAGCAGATGATGCGATTGCATATTTAACAACTCAGGTATATAATAAACCTGATAATCGAGTTACTATAGTTTCAACCGATAGAGATTTTCTGCAATTGGTAGATGATAGAGTCTCGGTTTGGAGTCCAGTTAAAAAGAAAATGTATACGCCAGATTTAATGAGAGATGAATTTGGTATAGATGCAAAAAATTATCTGTTATATCGTGCAATAACAGGAGATAAGTCAGATAATATTCCAGGTGTTAATGGAGTAGGATTAAAGACAATGATTAAACGTATACCACTTATAACTGAATATTCAGAATTATCAGTTGATCGATTAGTAGAATACGTTTCCGGTCTTGAAAAAAAATACAAGGTGCATGAAATATTAGAACAATCCAGAGATCAGATTAAATTAAATTATGATTTGATGCAGTTAAAGGATGTAGATATAAGTGGTGATGCGAAAATGAGAATCATGCATATCGCTCAAGACGAAATAACAAAGATGGATGTATTAGCATTTAAGAAAATGTTTATGGTAGATAAAATGTATACCGTTATAAAAGATTTGGATACATGGTTATCATCAGCATTTAATCCATTAAATGCTTACAGATCTCTTTGATCTTTGAAAAAAATATTATATATTTAATGTATGACAGACAGATTAAGTTCATACGGTTATAGTTTTCAGATAAAAGTTATAACAGCTCTATTGACAGATAGAATGTTCATGCAGCAAATATCTGATATACTATTACCTACGTATTTTGAAAGCGAAGCTAACAATTGGATAGTTGATAATATACTTGAATATAATAAAGAGTATAAGACACCTCCAACGTTAGAAGTAATGAAAGTAAAGATTGAAGCGGTTGAACATGATGTGCTTAAACAACAGATAATCGATCATCTTAAAGATGCTTGGAAATTTACAGAAGCAACGGATTTGCAATTTATAAAAGAACAAGCATTAGACTTTTGTAAAAATCAAGAAATTAAAAAGGCAATACTATCATCGGTTGATTTATTAAAGCATAGTCGATATGATGATATCAAAGCAAAAATTGATGATGCGTTAAAAGCCGGCGGTGATAAAGATATTGGACATGACTACATGACTTCAATAGAAGAACGTTATACTGATGCCGTACGAGATACAAAAGAAACACCATGGGAAGTTGTAAATGAATTGACAGATGGTGGATTAGGTAAAGGTGAGTTGGCAGTATTTGTTGCACCAGCTGGTATTGGTAAATCTTGGGGATTGATCAATATTGGTGCCAATGCAATAAAGAAAGGAATGACAGTACTTCATTATACATTAGAACTAAATGAAGCATATGTTGGATTGCGATATGATTCAGTTATAACAGGAATCGCAAATCAAAATCTAAAGCATTATCAGAATCAAGTTAAAGATGATTTAGAAAAATTGAAAGGCGAATTAATCATTAAACATTATCCGACAAAATCAGTTTCAGTAATGGGATTGCGCAGCCATATCGAAAAATGCATAATGAATGATAAAAAGCCAGATGTTATTATAGTAGATTATGCTGATTTGTTAAGAGGCCATGGTCAAGAAAAAAGACATGAACTTGAAGGAATATATGAAGACTTGAGAGGTATGGCTGGTGAATATGAAATACCGGTATGGACTGCATCTCAGGCAAATAGATCTGCGTTAGAAGAAGATGTTATTGATGCTAGCAAAGTTTCAGAATCATATGGTAAAGTAATGGTAGCAGATTTCATTATTTCATTATCTAGAAAGGTTCAAGATAAATTAGCAGGTACAGGTAGGTGGCATGTCATTAAAAATAGATTTGGTCCTGATGGAATAACATTGCCAAGCAAAATGAATACATCAAATGGCCAAATTCATATTTATGCAGATACGTCTGTACAAGGTAAGGACGCCCAAAAGCAAATGGATAAAGGTTCGGAGTATACTAGACAGATGTTAGCCCGAAAATTCAAAGAAATTAGTAACGATGAATTTGAATAAAAAGTTATAAAAAAGTTTCAAAAACCGTAGGTGTGCATGCATCAAGGGTATATTTATTGATAAAATAAGTTGATTTAGTTAACAAAAATAGTTATGAATTTTTTGTTTAACCATATATAAAAAGGAACATTAAATATGAATATTTCCAATAGGATTTTATCCGATATAACCGTATACATGAAATACGCAAAGTACATTCCAGAATTGAATAGGAGAGAGACGTGGGATGAATTAGTTACCAGAAATAAGGAAATGCACCAAAAAAAGTTTCCTACTCTTAAAAAAGAAATTGAAAATGTATACAAATACGTCTATGATAAAAAAATATTACCTTCAATGAGATCATTACAGTTTGGAGGTAAGCCTATTGAAATATCACCTAACCGAGTTTATAATTGTGCATATCTTCCAATTGATGATGCAAGAGCATTTAGCGAAACAATGTTCCTATTGCTAGGCGGAACTGGTGTAGGTTATTCCGTGCAGAAACATCATGTAGAACAATTACCAGAAATTAGAAAACCAAATCCAAACAGAACAAGAAGATTTGTCATTGCAGATTCAATTGAGGGATGGGCAGATGCTGTAAAAGCATTAATGAAAACATATTTCAATGGCGGATCTAAATTAAGATTTGATTATTCAGATATCAGACCTAAAGGTGCTAGACTAGTAACATCTGGAGGTAAAGCACCCGGACCTCAGCCATTAAAAGAATGTCTTGTGAAGATAGAAGGAATCTTATCTGAAATGCCAGATGATTCTAAATTATCAACATTGCAAGTACATGATATTGTATGTTATATTGCAGATGCAGTATTGGCAGGAGGTATTAGAAGAGCAGCTCTGATCAGTCTATTTTCGGCAGATGATGATGATATGATTGCATGTAAGTCTGGCAACTGGTGGGAAACTAATCCTCAAAGGGGTAGAGCTAATAACTCTGCAGTTTTAATGAGACATAAGATTACAAAAGATTTCTTTTTAGATTTATGGAAACGTGTTGAATTATCCGGAGCAGGCGAGCCTGGAATATATCTTTCCAATGACAAAGATTGGGGTACAAATCCTTGTTGTGAAATTGCATTGAGACCATTTCAATTTTGTAACCTATGTGAAGTAAATGCATCTGATATTGAATCACAAGAAGATTATAATGATAGAGTAAAGGCAGCAGCGTTTATAGGAACATTGCAAGCATCGTATACTGATTTTCATTACCTACGTCCAATATGGCAACGTACAACAGAGAAGGATGCTTTGATCGGTGTATCAATGACTGGTATCGGATCTGGGACAGTGTTAGGATATGATATGAAAGAAGCAGCTAAATTGGTTAAAGAAGAAAATGCACGTGTAGCGGAACTGTTAGGTATCAACCGTTCAGCAAGATGTACAACCGTTAAGCCAGCAGGAACAACATCATTAACATTAGGAACATCATCAGGTATTCATGCATGGCATAACGATTATTATATCAGAACAATTAGAGTTGGTAAGAATGAAGCTATATACAAATATTTAGCTGAACAACATCCAGAACTAATCGAAGATGAATATTTTAGTCCTCATGATACCGCAGTAATATCAATACCACAAAAAGCTCCAGAAGGTGCTATTATGAGAACAGAATCGCCATTTCAGTTATTAGAACGAGTTAAAAAAGTAGCTCAAGAATGGATTAGATCTGGGCATAGAAGTGGATCGAATACACATAATGTTTCGGCTACAATTTCATTGAGAGATCATGAATGGGATGCTGCAGGACAATGGATGTGGGATAATAAAACACATTACAATGGATTATCTGTATTACCGTATAATGGAGGTACATATAAACAAGCACCATTTCAAGATTGCACTCAAGAAGAATATGAAAGACTATTTTCATATCTTAAAGATATTGATTTAACTAATATTGTTGAATTAAATGATGAAACGGATCTGTCAGGTGAATTGGCTTGTGCAGGCGGAGCATGTGAGATTACATGATGAGAACAGATGATTGGATAACTAAATTATATTACGGCTTTCCTATATAAGCTAATGCATATTTATTAACAAAAGGATATTATGTTATTGAAAAAAGGATCACGAGGACCAGAAGTAAAAGAATGGCAAAAAGTCATAGGTACACCAGCTGATGGGATATTTGGCGCTGGTACAGAAAAATTAACCATTGAATGGCAAAAGAAAAATGGATTGGTAGCTGACGGTATCGTGGGACCTGCAACATGGGAAGTAGCTGGTATTGATACTGATTTATCTGCCTCTACAACAGCAGAAGATACAGCATATGATAAAGATGATAAGATTGCAAGACATGGAACATATACAACAAAAGATGGGCTTGTTATTGATAAAGCATATTTAGATTCTGATGAATATGTAAGAGACTATGGTAAGATAGAACCATTAGGATTCTTTATACATCATACAGCAGGGTGGGATAATCCTTATAATACTATACATAGTTGGAATAAAGATAAACGAGGTAGAGTTGCTACTCAATATTGTATTGGCGGAACAAACGTAAAAGGTAAAGAAGCTAAATATGACGGAGTTGTGGTAGAATGTTTTCCGAATAATTATGTAGGCTGGCATTTAGGAAAAGTAGGAAATTTCAAAATTTCAAAATTCTCAGGTGGTGTTGAACTTAATAACTTTGGTTATCTTACAAAGAAAGGTGATAAGTATTATACTTATGTTAATACAGAAGTGAAACCAGAATTTGTTTGTGATTTAGGTTATAAGTTTAGAGGACATCAGTACTGGCATGCATATTCAGATAAACAAATTGAAAGTTTAAGATTATTACTTTTACATTTGAAAGATATCTATCCAAAAATGGATCTGGTAAATGGATTGCCTAAATTGTTAAAAGAAGGTGTACATCCTAAAGATGCTTTTGAATTTAATGAAGATGCTTATCACGCAAGACAATTTGGATTATGGTCACATACATCAGTTAGGAAAGATAAGTTTGATTGCTTCCCTCAAAAAGAATTAGTAGAAATGTTAAAAAATCTTTAAAAAGATTTGGACTTACGAGAATTAGTTGTTATATTTAGATATAAATTTAAAAATAAGTTATATGAAAAAAGGTACATACCAATTTAAAGACGTTGAACTAGCATTTAATTTCAAAAAACTTCCTGCATGCGATCAGGAATATTTGCGTACAATGTTTTATCAAACGTTAGGAGATAGATCGGTTAAGAATACTGGAATATCATTTCATGAATACTATCCTGGTGCTGGTTCGTTTACATTGTTCAATGATGAACATGTGAAAGATCAGACAATGTGGGAATATACTCGTCCATCGGCAGGCACGGCATCTCATTTATTGCACGGTAAAAAATATTATCTTGCATGGACATATGATCAGGACAGAGCAAATGAATTAGTTACAATATGAGCAAATTTCAATCAACTAAAATATTTGATGGATTCAGTACAGTATTCCGTCAATGGCAAGCAGAAGGAACTCATTGCAGATTCTTACATGGATATGCAATAGAATTTAAAGTTACATTTGAAGGAGAACTTGATCATAGAAATTGGGTTTGGGACTTTGGAGGTATGAAAAGAGCTAAAACAAAGATCGATGGAATGTCTGCTAAAGAATGGATGGACTATATGTTCGATCATACTGTTATAATAGCTAATGATGATCCAGCAATTCGTTATTTTTCTGAACTTTCGAAAATGGGAATTATTCAGTTACGAACAATGGAAGGTCCAGTAGGCGCAGAAAAGTTTGCTGAATATATTTATAATAAGCTTAACGATTTTGTGCAAGAAGAGACAGAAGGAAGAGTGCGTATTGCCAAAGTAGAATTTTTTGAAAATAAGAAAAATACAGCGATCTATGGATAGTTATTGGACATATACAACTACATTTGGTGATATAAAAATAATATATGAAATAGTCAAATCATGAGTGAAATACAATACATATCATTATATGATTATCTTGGTAGGTCTACTGCAAAGAATAAAGATGGCATACAGGTTGCTAAACTTGCAAATGAAAAAGGTATTAAGCCAAAGTATCAATTATTACCAGAAGAAATTCAGACAGATGATTATAAATCAGTTGCAACATATCCAATAGATTTTTTAGATGCTATATATAAACGATCAGATCAAGTATTAGTTCGTAGAGATGAAATGAATGAAGTACTTCAACGTATAAACTATTTAGAAACCAAATTAGATAAATTATTAAATGCTACCAGTAGTAATGTCAATGATGCCGATGACCTCCCCGATGACCTCCCATTCTAAAAAACAGATGAAAAGAATAAAGGATTATAATAAAGTACTCCCTGTATTAGAAGTTTACAGATGTATTCAGTCCGAAGGTAGTAGATTCGGAAGACCTACTATCGCAGTAAGAACTACAGGATGTACTCATAGATGTTATTTTGGAGAAGGTGGTTGGTGCGATTCGTGGTATACATCAATACATCCAGAAAAAGGTACATTTACTTTTAACGATATTATTAAAATATACGATGAGAATCCTCATGTAAAAGAAATGATGTTAACCGGTGGATCGCCTACAATGCATCCCGCATTGGTAAATGAAATAACATATTTTGCAAAAGAAAGAGGGATATTAGTTACTATTGAAACTGAAGGATCTCATTTTTTAGAAACTGATAATCCATTAGATTTAATTTCATTATCTCCTAAATTTTCAAATTCAGTTCCGGTAGTAGGTGTTGAAACACCATCCGGTGCCATAGTAGATGAAAGAATGATTAAAATACATAATCGTTTGAGATTGAATAAAGATGCTATAAGAAAAACAATTGATTATCATAAAGATTACCATTTCAAGCCAGTATGGGATGGTACAGATAAAAATTTGAAAGAAATAGAAGATTTTAGAATTGAAATGGATATTCCAAAACATAAGACATTTATAATGCCAGCCGGAGATACTAGAGAAGAATTAATTAAGATGTATCCTATGGTATTTGAATTATGTGCAGAACATGGTTATAATATGACTGGTAGAGATCATATAATTGCATATGATACAGAACGCGGCGTATGATGGATGAGGCATTAGAACTACTAGAAGAAATAGAAGAAAATGTAAGCATCTGTTGTGCAATAACAATGGACCCAGATGAGGTGCAAGGCCTTATAGATAAGTTACGTAATATTTTAAATAATATAAAGGAATAGTTATGAAAATGAAACCAATGGGAGATTTAATTTTATTAAAATTAGAAGCTCAG